ACATTCGTTAGATAGGTATTCGTAATGTTGTGGGGCATCTGTTAAAGGTATGTCATCAATAGAATCAATTATTAAATTTTGGTAAGGTTTAATAGTTACGTTGTGAAACAATAAAGAAGCTGTGCGTATTTCGTCAGCATTATTACCTAAACCATTGTTACCATCCCTAATACCTAAAAGTAAAGGGGAGGTAATTCTGTGTGCTACCATTAACTTGCCTGTACATTCGTTAGATAGGTATTCGTAATGTTGTGGGGCATCTGTTAAAGGTATGTCATCAATAGATGTTTTGCTTTCTGCATTGTTGTTAAATGCTATTATTACTTTTTCGCCTCTTGCACCTGTCAGCTTGTTCATTACATCAGACTTAATCTGAAGTTGTTTGTCCCTGTCAGGCACACCGTTGTTAAAGTTGACTACTTTAGTTCCGCTGAAACCATTCTGTACATCGTTTATTAAATAGTCGCTTATTTCACATTCAAGATCAGCATAAGCCAAGCCCCCTTGATAATCCACAGGGCAGTAATAATCGTACCCAGAAACGTACTTTTTTACAATTTTAATTTCTGGTTCTTTACCGTTACCAAATCCAAAAGCTGCAATGCGTTTAGGCTTGTCGTTTGGTTTAATTTTTGACCAATCGTGGAAGTAGTAGTACCCTTCTATTTCGCCATCTTCGTTACATTTTTCTGCACGTAGTGTTTGACGTGGAAAGTGTTCCGCACGTTTTACTTGACTGTCTTGGTATAATACTTGAAAACTTGCTTCGCCTAATAGTTTTAAATCAAGTGCTATTTTTTGCAGACATTTGTCGTGAAATATAGACCTTAAAGCTGCGTATTCATCTGTCTTGGTGCTACTATCTAAAGCATCTAAACCTTTACCGTATATGTTTTGACTAACTGCATTTATAATAGCGTTGTTTGTGGTTGAATTGGTAAACAGTTTTATTAGATAAGAATAGTAGTCGTTATCTTCACCGTAATTAACCCAATCACGTTTTTTATCTTCTGTGATTTGTGGTTTATTATAAGACGATAAATTTATTATGTGTAAGTTTTCCATTATGCAAATATAAAGTCGTTTGTTGTATCGTTAGATGTGTACTGACTATTGTTTACTGTGTAATCTGCTACTGTTTGGTTAGTGCAGAATATTTTATCTTTAAATACAACATCAGTTCCTGCTTTAATTGTAAGCACATAAAAGTTATCTTGTTTTAAACCAAAAGCTGCATTGTACCTATTGTAGTACAACACTTCTGATACAGCAGTTGTGTTTTGATTGTAAACCGTTGTGTTGGTTTGTTCGTTTACTATTGATACATTATAGGTCGTGCCTGTTGTAAAACTTCTTGGAATAAAATCAAGGTTTTGGGCTGATCCTGTTTCTTGTAGTATAATCATATATATACAATAAAAAAACTTAAATTTTGTTATTTATAAAGCAAAAAAAAAGGCAACATTTCTGCTGCCCTTTTAGTTAAGATTAGTACTTGTGTTTGTCAGGTCTATTGTAGTCAGGCGTTATTTCTATTACGTGACCACCAGCTAAACAATCCTTGACGTGTTCAATTAAATCATCAAACCCTTTTAGGTGATAACCTGATCCTGTTGAATTGTTGCAACTTGTACTGTAATCCATTCGGTATTTTTCTGATCGCCACTTTTGACTAATTTGTGTCTTTGTTGGCTTATCATCTAACCCTAATGGTTTACCATCTTTAACGTGTACCTCAAATACATTAAATTTTTCATTTACTTTCATTGTTTATTGTTTTACGTTATACATTATGTCAAAGAACTTAATCTTTACACTAATATAAACATTTTATTAACAATAACATAAAAAATGTAGTTTTATAACAAAAAACAATAAATGTGTTATATGTGTAACAAATTGTTACAAAAAAAGGGTAACATTTCTGCTACCCCTTCCAAAACCAAAATTAAAACAGATTAAGAATTTGTTCCTTCAGTAATTGTAATAGTACCTGATAATCCAGCGTAATCTACAACACTAAAAGGAAAGTCAATATCTTTAGTGTCAGAATCCATAAAGTTAGCAGGTGCAGTTTCTTGTGCGTTTAGCGTTAGTGTATATCCGCTTAAATCACCCATTGCAGCCCCTGTGACAATCGTACCGCCATTTACATCAGCACCGTGTTCTAATCCCATCATAAATACATTACCGTTATAATCCTCTACAGCTACGTGTGGTCTGCCATAGGCAAGAAGCTTTAATTCCTTGTTATCTTCTTTGGTAAGTTTTTTAAGTGTTAGGTTTAGTGTTTGGTCAAAAAACGTTGTACCGTTTTCCCTTGAAGCATTAATAGTTTGTTCAAAACTACTGTTGCCTTTTAGTTCGTATTTAAACGCTGTAAGGTTGTTAGATGTATCACCTGTTAAGTTTGTTATTTCGTCATTAGTTAGTGAAACCGTCCCTAATTTACCAAATGCAACAAAATAAACATTTTTTAGACCACCTACTACATCTTTACAGGGTTCTTTACGCCCAAGTGTCAAATCGCAAGCCATAAGTTATAGTATTAAAAAAGGGTAGGTAGGCACATCGGCTCACCCACCCTTTATGTTAGTTTATTTATTTATTAAGAATATAATACAATGTCAGAACCGATAGCGTGTTGAATACCAGCAGTAAATCGCATTACAACTCTTACATTTTGACTTCCGTCAATATCAGCCATATCAATGACTTTTACCTCTTGTTGATCGTTCATCAAGCCTGTGCCGAAGAATAAGTTGCTTTTTTCAGCAGCTACCATAGTGTCAGAAGCAAGACCTGAAGCCAATACAACATTTAAACCATCAAAAGTCAAAGCACCACCGTTAAACCATTGTGTACCTTGATCGTTAGTACCAGCAGCACCAACGTTAGTTGCAAATCCGCCCAAAGCACGTACATAGGCTCTATATACATTAGGTGCGACATAAATTAATAGATCGTCAGCACCGTAAACGCTTTGTGGAATAGCATCAGCTACCAAGCCCATTTTTGAAATAACATTAGAAGCAGTTACCGCAGCACCTGCACCTACATCTACTACATCACCGTCAGCAAGTAGTGTAGTTCTAAATCCGTCAAACTGTCCTTCTGTTGCGTTAGTACCACCCCAGATGTTGTTTTCCATTCTTTGTGCCACTTTAGCTGAAACGTGTGCAATTAAAAAGTCAGAAAAACTTGCAGGTAGATCAGAATAAGCTGAATAACCCATAGAAATTGCTTCCCAATCGGACACAAAATCCTTCTTACAAAGTTGTAAATTAACTTGAAATTCTTCTGGTGTTAAAATTCTTTCTGTTAAAGTCAAAGTAGAAGTTGCGTCAAAGTCGCAAGATCCATTTTTGACGATGTCATCAGAAGCTACTTTTTTCATCACTTCTTTAAATTTAATGTTTGGCTTGATAGTGATTAAATCGTTAGCCAAAGTCGTACCACTTAATAACGCTGCAGACACATAAGTTCCTGCAAACTCGCCACTATATGAGGTAGTAATTGATGCGGTTGTTCCCATTTTTTAAATATTTATTTTTTTAATTATTATGCTTCTGAAGCCCAGATACCTACACCACCTGTAACATACCAAGCAGTTTCAGCTACAGCTTTAAGTGTAACAAAATCACCCTTATTAGCAGTCGCTTTTGTGTTTACCCAATCCTTGTTTACAGTACCACTTGCTACTGAATCTGCAGCAGCGTTAGCAATACTTCCATTTACACCATCCGCAGCATTAGGCGAAAGTGTAATAATATTGTTTCCATCAGCACCTGTGTTTCTAAACGTAAACTCCATACCTATATTGTTTGAATCAATAAGGGGTAGGGTAATAGTTAGAGCATCAGTTGCAATGTTAAATTCTGTACCAGCTTGGTTAGCCTCTACAGCACCAGACGTTGTCAAAGTTTCTTGCTTTGATCTTGCCCTTAATACATCATTTGAAGTTGTAATTGTAGCCATTTTTTTAAACTATTTTTATTTATTATTATTTACCATTCTTTGTAGTACCCTGTCCATTGTTGACATACCCCTTTTGTTTTTACTTAAAAGGTTTAATTGTTTGTCAGCAACTGCTTCTGGGTTGTGTTTTACTTTTTCAGGTTCTTGCTCACTCATTTCTTCTTTAGATGAATAAACAACCTTTGTAGTAGTTTCTTCTGATTTTACAGAACTGCCTTCTTCAGACATTTCTTCCTTTTCAATCATTGCTTTAATTTCTTCAATCATTGATTTTACCTCTGCAAGTTCTTCTTTAGTTGCATAAGCCATTTCTTGTTCTTCTTCTTCGGCTTTTACTTCTTCAGACGCTTCTTCTTCGGCAGGTTCTTCTGCTGCACCTATAGATGCAATAATACCTTCTTCTTCAACGGTAAGTTGCTCACCATCTTCAAGGGTATATTCACCAATAGGTAGGGCTACCTTTTCTTCTTCGGTAACGATAAATACTTCGCTTCCTGCTTCAAAAGTTTCACTTTCAATAACAGTACCGTTTTCCAAAGTAGCTTGTGCTAATTTTACTTCTTGGGTTTCTTCAGATGCTTCCACACCAACAAGTTCTTTTACTTTGTTTAACATATCTGTTGCTTTCATATATATACAATAATTTAATAATAAGTTTGTTATATTTTTAGTTTGCTGCCTCACAAGCTGCACAGTCATTATAGGCTACTACAGAATTTACTTTATGTTCTGCGGAGGTTTTAACGTGTGTAACTGTATAACAACCGCTATGGTTTG